CCACCAGTTACGACATTAACCCAACCACCTTTACCATCCTTTGATTTGGACTTACCAAACCAATCACGGAGACCTTCTTCAGATATACTAGAACCATTTCCATTTCCATTAGAACCATTGCTTTCATAATCATCTTCCTTCTCAAGCATACCATCACGACCTATCACATATCCAACAGGAATTGGTTTACACTTTTTATCCGTATAGCAATAATAGTTTCCTGGTTTACACCTATTCCTCTTTTTTTCCTCGTTCATTTCTTCTGTTTTCTTTTTCATTGAGTTGATAAATTTTCTAAAAATAGCAGCTTCAGAAGTCTTTCCCATTACTCTTGCTCTTTGTTCCATAGCAATTGCTGCTTGAATTTTGTGAGCATGAGATCTTCCAGAGTTTCTTATTTTTGAAACACTTTCTTTTGCAGTTGCAACATCCTTAAATCCCAATCCACGAATTGTTCCTTTTGGATCTTCGTCTGTGTAAAGATCAGAGTGTTTATCAGACTTATCTGGTTGTCCTGGTTTCTTTGGAATGCGAGGATCGTTCATTTCGCTGAAAGGTGATTTTGATTTTGTTTCTTCACCCTTTGTTCTTTTTTTACGAGCAGCACAATGAGCTTTCTGAGAAAATCCACTAGGATTATCACAGTTTATTGATCTTTTATATTTGTTAGACCAACCCATTGAAGAAATAGATTACTCTTTATTATTTAGAAAACCTTGTTTAAGTAGTTTTGATAATTCGGAAGTCGACCCTACAAATACGGCATTGTTTGTGACATTGTTAGTTGTTTTAATGCTGTCATCTTCGACATCTTTTAATTTTTTCTGTAGATCTATTAATTTATCTGTGACATCACCAACACTTTTAATTAATTGACCTGCGACTTCATATGCTCTTGGACTTCCACCTTCACCGGCAAGTTCCATAATTCCATTAATTGCTTCTTGCCCCTTTTCAATCAAAGAGTATAAATTTGCACGAGTGTATTCATAATCTTTTTTAATATCTTGTTGACTTGTTGATTCAACTTTAACCAATGAGTTATCTTTTTCAACAGCAACTATTTCGCTCTCAATATTGAGAGATTGATCGAGTTTTTCATAATTATCGGGCATAATATCAAAGATCTATTTTACGTGTTGGACTAAAATCTTTAGAATCTCCAAAAAACTCTATGGTTTCATCAAATCCAAAATTATCATCTGGATTCGCATCAATAGGATCTGGAGTAACAGTATATCGCATTTCTCTTTTTGCAGTTTGCACATCTGTTGATGTGTAAATATCAGCCTGAACTTTACGAATAAGTCCATCTGTAGAATCTGCAATAGGACCAAACAGATAAGTTTTTGCAGTAAAACTTAGAGTGTAGATAAGTGCTCTTCTTGTTGAGAAATCACCTTCATAGTCATCTTGAAAAGTAATGTTTTCCAAAACAACAGGAATATCTCTCTTTTCTCCAATTGAATCAACCAAATCTATTGTCATATTAAATGATGGTTGGAAAAATGGTAATATCTGTTCTACAATTTGCAAAGCATCATCATTTAACTTGGTTAAAATATTAAGATCAAATCCAATATTATAAGGCACTGGCATAAAAACTTTTTTTAAGTTTTGTCCATCTAGTACTTTAAATGTTTGAGTTACATTAGATTTTCTTGTTGGATCATACCTGATAGACGTCATTTCAAATGACATTCTAGGTAATGTAATTTGAGTTGCTTTATTGAGTTCTGGTTGTTGTTGGATTCTTGCTAGAAACTTTTGAACAGGTGCATATGCCAAAGGAACTCTAATATCACTTATATCATTACCATCTCTATCTTCATGGCGAACGTGAATCTGATTAAAAAGAGTTCCAAAAGAAATGACTGTTTTCCTAATAATTTCGTGATAAAAATAAGTTCCTAACATTAATAAGTACCAAATGGATTTGATTCTGAAAAATCTATAATAAAATCTGATTCTTCTTCTATTTCATCATTTTGACTATATTTATCGTATGTGTCTTGTTGGTTAAAGGTTTTAACACTGTAAATGGCGCCAGATTTGGTTCCAACGATATTTTCTCCAGTAACAAATCCTTTTGTTGTTGCTCCTATACCAACATAAGAAATCTTTAAAATCTTAGCATCAGAATCCCATTCCTTGACTCTAGCTTTTGTTTTTGATCTAGATCCAACTATAACTTCATTAAACTCGTAATTGCCATATCCTGTTAATATATTTGGATTTCCTATTGTAACTTGTGGAGCAACAGTATATCCAAATCCTGGATTTGTAATGTAAATAGACCTTACATCATTATTCGCAGACCCTATTGAAGCAATTCCAACAGCAGTTCCCAAACCACTAATAACGGGATAATATCCAGATCCAGATGATAAGACTCTTATACTTTTAATCTGCCCATCTGCAATGATTGGATAAAAGGAACCTGCAATAGTTGGCGTTGTTGTTCCTAAAATGACAACTTTTGGTGGATTAGTAGTAGCATACCCAGTTCCACCATTTACAACGGTAAATGCCTGTACTCCATAATTTTGATTAAAAGTTGCTTGTACTATGGCTCCGGATCCAGGTATTATTTTCATTTAAATTAATTTTACTCCAACAAACTATTTATTTTTTTTAAGTGCTTTTTTTAATCTTAGTGATAAATTTTTAGATGTTTGATTTTCAACTTCTCTATTAATTTTTTCATCATCAGTTTGCGGAATACTCATACTATCAGCACTATGAGGATCTAATTTTTTATAGTAGTCAACTTTTTGCCCATATTCTGGATGCCATCCATCTATAGGTTCTGGTGGAGGAGTATCTGGATATCCAAGTTTTGATGGCTTATCTTGATAGTCAATTATGGGTTTTAACTTATCGGCAACTCTTTTGAAAAGTGGATCTTTATCTGCTTGCATAGTTTGCTGCTCTAGCATTTTTTGTTCAAACTCTTTATGCAATCTTTCATTTAAAACAGATTGAGTTGTAATGACCTCTTTACCAGTATCGTCAACCATTCTAACAATATAATCATTACAAATTTCTTCTTTACTTATAATTTTATAAGTGTTATATACATATTCTATTTTTGGAATGTTGTCCTCTTTACCTTTTTTGCCAGTATCAAAATTTCCATACATAATCTTTTTTGATTTAGTTTGATTTTTTTCAGTTAACCATTCCCAAGCATGATCTGACGTACCAATTGAATCCAGAATCATATTTTTTCTTTCTTGAGATAGACGAGTATTTTGATGTTTTTCATGTTTACCCCACGTTTTTTCTTCAATTGGTTTAAATGAAGTTGGAACTTCAGCTTGTTTCATTAAATCTTTACCTATTGTTCTAGGTGGCATCCCAATCACTTTTGGACGATGTTTGATTTTTACTTTTTTTTCTTCTGGTAAATAATAAGGTTTTCTTATTTCTTTAATAACTTTTCTATGATTCTTTAGGTGGTTCTCATTCGTTTGATATTTCTTACTACGCTCTTCTAAATTCTTCAACATTTTTGGAAGAGCATTTTTAATGAACTTAATTTCATCATCAGACAATTTTGTATTATAATATGCTTTTATAACAAGAGTGACAACATCTGGATGCATTCCAAAAGAAAGCATCATGCTTGCTAACATTCTAATGTATCTATCTTTTCCAACATCATTAAAAACTTTTAGTATTTCATCTTTTGTATCTTCGATGATAAAAGATTCTTTTCTATAATTCCCTCCACTCCATCCCAATGCATCCATACCCATTTGTGCCCCAAAAGCAACCCACCCAATTGGTCCTGGTATGGCAGAAAGTGCTCCAGCAACTGCTCCCGTATAATCGCCCCTACTAATTCTTATTCCCACATCTGCAGCTGCAGCCGCTGCTGCTACTCCTGGAACAACTCTACTTAAAATTTTAGAAGTTTTTGTTCCTTGTGCTCCTAATCTGGCTAAGTCATCTGCGGATGCTCTAGCCATATCAACTCCACCTCCAGAAGTTGATATTTGAACTTCTGGAAATCCTGACCAACCCCTACTAACTTTAGAACCAAATGGATTTTTAATACCATGTTTTCCCTGGTTTGGAGCATCTCCAATCCAAAGATCTCCAGTTTTATCACCCCATGGAACTCCTCTGGTGTCAGTTGGATCAGCATACATCTTGGCAACATCCACCTCTCCAGGACGAAGTGTTCCCTGGGGTGCAGCATAATCAGTGTTATACCAATCTTTTCCCAATATTTTTTCGGCTTTTTCTGCACTACCGAATAACTTATCAACAAGTTTTTTTCCACCCCCCTGCCAATCCTTAATATAGTCGATTCCAGGTGGAAGACCTTTTACAATTTTATCACCAGCGTATCTTATATCATCCGTAAGTGCCCTAAGTATTCTAGCCCCAACTTGTCCCGCTGTTCCAAGATTTTTCATCAAATCACTAAGATCTTTAGCATATTGTTGATTTGCAATTCCTGCAGGTAGATTAGGATCTGGTCCTTTTAGTGTAGTAAATATTTTTTGTATTAATGCTGGAGTTAATACATGTGGATCACTAATAATTTTTCCAAGCCATCTGCCCAAATTATCAATATCAACTCCACTACTTGGATCAGTAACATCACTTCTTGGTATGGGTTCAAAAATACCAATATAAAAAATCCTATAATCTGATACTTTATTTTCTTTATATTTTTGCCAATACCAAACTGCTTGTGCCAATGTTAATTGACTATAACTAATAAAACCATCCGTACCATTCCAGTCTTCTAATGATCCAGATAATCTTGCCAAGTTAACAACTTGTCTAGTATCTTTTTGAATATATCCAATAGCTGTATAATCTCCATCTGGGAAATAAACACTAACCATTGGACCAAGTATATAACTATTGTCTCCTGGTGGTTGCTCTGTTAATATTTCACCAGCCGCATTGAATAATCCAGAGGTATCAGTTCCATTTGGATTTGAGTCAGCAGACAAATTTAAACCTTCTCTATAAACCGCTGGAGTGACAATAAATTTGTCAGGTTCCACAGCATACATTGTTGTTGTATTATTAGTTGGTATTTCATTAAGCAAATGAAGTTTTTCATCAATTTGAGTCGATCTCAAATGATGCCTGATTTTATTAAACTTACTTGCGTTTCTTTTTTCAGGCATTAGAATATTCAATAATGTATTGGTTTGTATTATTTATTTTATCCACCATATACTGTACTCTTTCTTGGCCAAACATTACCACGTGCTGGTCTCTCCCAATGATTTGTTCTTGGTTGTGTTATTCCTACTAATTTTCTATCCTTAACATGAATGGCATATAGATTTGCTGCACCTTGTAAAGAAACCTCATCGGTATAACTATCTTCTCCACTATTTAAAAGTGCATTTTTTTGCCAGTACTTATCAATATATTCTAATGCCATTTTTTGAGTTATTCTTGGATAATGTTCGGCAAGACATGCAAGTAATCCAGAAACTTGAGGGCATGACATACTTGTGCCATTTAGTTTTCCTCTTGTATAAGTTGCATTTCTTGGATCTGGAACGGGACCAGTAGTTAAATGTGAAGATTGGATATTTGTCCCAGGTGCAAAGACATTAACTCTTGGTCCACAATCACTAAATGCTCTTTTTGCGTCTACAACAGCAGAGTTAGTAGCTCCAACACATATTGTACTTGAACCAACACCAGGACTACTTCCTTGATGATAGAAAACACCAAATGCTGAAATAGTTCCAACTGAACTAGAAATATATGTTGCGGCAACTCTATTATTATAATCAATTCCTCCTAAAACATCTATTTTCATCCTACCATTACCTGAAGAACCACATGTAATAACACCTTCATTAATCATGTCTTCGATATCTGCATTTATTGAACCTGAGTTTGTACTAACAGTTATCGTACCAAGACCATATGATCCACCAGAAGATGTATATTGCATTACACCATGACTCTCAAGTTGTTGATCAGTAAACGGACCATAATATGTGGTCCCCCTCCTCAGAACATACATACTATTTCCAATACCAGTATTACTATCTCTATGTAAAGTTAATTCTATTCCCCAACTATTATTAACAATTGTTGGGTTCTTATGACCCGTCAATGGATTGATGGGTTTAGTTTTATGAAACATTCTTATATAATCATAGACTCTGGATGTTTGTATCTGAGAATTAGTTCCAGGATAAGAAAATACTGTAATATTGTAAATGTTAGCGTCTCTTGCCCATCCTTGAGTATTTCCTGCAACTGTACCTGCTACGTGTTGACCATGAGATTCCTGGCCTACTGGTACATATTGATATGGTGCTGATGCGGGTAATCCTAGTGCTGCATTGTGTTGATACCAATTGTATGCAACAAATCTAGAACCACCAGTACCATCTGGATTTTTTGCATACTCTGGGTCATTGCCATCAATAATAGTGTCTAATATAACAACATCAACATTTTTTCCAGTACTTGTTGTTGTAATAACACCAACTTGATTTGGAATTCCATCAGCACCCCAAGCATATATTTGCTGACCCCTTTCACACCTCAGTAAACCCCAATTTGTATGATTGGAATTCTCAGTAGCTCCTTTATTGAAAAAACTAGAAGATTGCTCAAAAGTTGTCACAGGAGTCATAGATCTTAGAAAATCTGCAGATTCAACAAAAATAACTCTTTCATCATTAATAAGTTTTTTTACCTCATCATCTGTCAGAAAATAATGTGTATTCCTACTAATCGGTCTTCTATCACAACAATGTACTTCTCTCTCTGGAATTGTATCAGATCCGCCAGGAGTTTCTAAATCATGATATAAACATTCCAGACATTCATAATCTTTTGCTGTTACAATGTATTCTTTTAGATCTTCCATCAGGTTTCTAGTTGAAGAATTGTTAGTGTTACTGTAATATTTGCCGTAGATCCACTATTATTTTTAACTTTAGCGTAGATAGTTGTTGATACTGGATTATCATTATTAAATCCGATAGTTGCTGGAGTGATTGTGGCAATACCAGCAGAAGCAGTGATTACTTCAGCAATAACCCCAGATCCTGCGGTTGGATCTGATGATTGTGATCTAGAAGCATCATTTGCTCTAGAGGCAGAATCTGTATATATTGTTATCCAAGAAGCGTGTGAAGATTGAACTTTATATAAAGTATAAGATTTAAATCCAGCAAAACTTATGTTTGCGGATGCATTATTTGCAATTGATCCAGTGGATTGTGAAACTTCTGTTCTTACTCCAAGTTGATTACTACCAACAAAAACGGAAGTTACCGTGCAAATTCCAGATGAAATCGGAGAAACACTTAAATAATCACCAAAATCAATTATTGTTGCAGTTCCAATACCTGAACCATTATCTCTAACTGTCACTCCAGCACCAACATTATTATTGTTGCCAGAAACAGAAACTCCAGTTAATGAAGATCCATCCCCATAATATTTTGTTGCTGTTACGATTCCTACAGTTAGGTTTGGATTACCTGCAAATATAGTTGTTCCGTTTCCAATAGCACCATAAATCTCATTAAAATTTTTATTAATCTTTATGGCTGCCGATAATAGTGTGTCACCATTACCATCATTCGGTATTACTCCAGTTGATATTCCTAATTTTGCCATTACTCAAAACACTTTATTATATTTATCAATTGCCATCAAAAGTTACTCCAGTTTGGTCAAATGAAATAATCGTAGAATCAAAATTATATGATACTGAGTATGCAAAAGAATCTTCTACATTAGTTACAATATTAACATTTGACGATAAACTGGATACTGGAGGTCCTGTAAATGTTACTGTTGGTGTAGTTACATATCCAAATCCAGGATCGGTTATAAGAACTCTAATAACACCTTTTGTATTACCTTGAGAGATAGAGCAAGTTGCAGCTGCTCCAACTCCTCCACCACCAGAGAATGTTATGATTGGTGCTACAGTATAACCAACTCCTGCATTTGTTAAGTAAATATCTTGAAGATTAAAAGATCTTCCTTTATATGTGCCTATTGCAACTGCTGTGGCATTATCACCATTATTTCCTGTAGGTGATGGGCTAAAGGTGACTCTTGGTGGAGAAGTATATCTATATCCATCGTTATTTAAATATATTCTATTAACATATCCAGTATTAATGAATGATGTTGCATGTGCTGTTGCACCAATACCAATCAAAGATAAGGTAGTTATATAACCTTCTTCTTGAACCTGAGTATCAATTTCTTCAATTGTAGTATTAATAACTTCATCTTCATATTCAAATAGTTCACACTTTAATTCATAGACATAATTTTTTCCAAGTTGATAAAATGGTTGTTCATGCTCTACAAACTTAACTTCAAATATCCTTTCACCTAGTGGAAAATAAACTAAGTCTCCCTCTCTTGGGCGTGTAGATAATACTATTTCGCTTTCTCCAGTTCCATCATCTATTGCCCCAAGAAAAGGCGCTATAAAATCTTCAAATCTTTCTTTGGAAATAGTTAAGATTAACTCATCTCTCAAACTCATTCCAAATTTTGTTAAAATGTCTCCAGATCCAGAATACCCCTCATAACTATTTACATATGCTTCAAGATAAAAATTGTCGTCAAATCTAGAAGATTGAACCTCTTCTATAATTGTTTTTTTATTAACAAATTTTCTAGGAATATAAATGACTTCTACACCATAGATCTTTAACTGCTCATTAATGAGATCTTGTACTAATCGTTGTTCGGATGCAGATCCTTGTAAGAAAAATGGATTAAGTGCCATTATCCGATAAAATCATATGGTGGAAGTTCGTGCTCTAGAACCATGACTTGTTTGAGATTTTGTAGTTCTCTTTCTGCATCTTCATATATTTCTCTACCATTTAACTCAATTCCACCCGGAAGTTTAACACCCCTAAACTTGATTAGATTCTGTCCCCACTGCTTTTTAATAAGAGCAGTTAAATATTTCTTCAAAAAACTATCGTTATAAACTTTAGTAAAATCATTTGGATTTAATATTCTATAGCAATCCAAAATAATAAAGTTTCCAACAGATTGAGAACCCCAATCAATGTCAAGGTATAACCTGTTTTGCCTTTTATTAAATCTAAGTTGTTTGTCGGTTGTTAATAAAAAGTCAATATCTGATAGATATGATTTTACCATAGAATATTGCAAAAGTTCAACTGAATTAAAATAATATAAGTCATTTAAAAGTAACTGATATTTGATACTAAACATTCCACCCGAAATGGAACTTGTGTCAAACTTAAATACATTTTCTATACCAATAACACTATCTGGAACTTGAATATAGTTTGAAGTT